CAGGTACTACTCCAATTGCTACTGAATCACGAGATGTAGGTTTAGGTACAGTTATGCCAGAAGCATTTCAACGTGGGCTACAGTATAAGGATGCAGCAAAAGACCCTACACTAGGATTTAAAGATTCATTTTTTAAGAATTTAAAAAGACCTTTAGCACAAAGAGGTATTACATTATCACCAAAAGAAGAAGCCTTACTTAAACCACGTAAGTTTTTATTTGCAGAGGGTCAAGAAAAAAGTAGAGTAATGCCTTTTGCTAGATTTGCTTTAGGGTTAAACTTTGAAGAAAAAGATGCAGAGTTTGGTGAGTATTTAGTTAACTTAGGTTATAGAGATTACAAAGTAGGTAGTAGGTCTAAGGTTCCTACAATTAAAAACTTTGAAGATGCTATGCTTGGTAAGTTACTTCCTACTATTGTTGAATTTTCAAAGGCAGAAGAAATAGGTATAAGACAACAGTATAGTAGCAAGTCTGTTAAATTTAAAAAGGAAATTCCAGAGGAAAAGTTTGTAAACTCTAAAATAAAACCTATTATAAATGCAAGATTGTCTGCTATAAAATCTGCAATAGCAGAAAGTAGTATTGCTGCAGGTGATGAATACACAAGAGCTATGATAGCTTACAGAAAACTACCACCAGATTTTAGAAAGTATGCTACAATAAAGTTTAAAGAAATGTTTCCTGATGTAGAACTCAATCCATTAAACAAAGAACATTTAAATAAACTTGTTAGTATAGGTAGCACGTACAAAGGTGTAGTTAGAGAAGGTGCAAAATTAGATTGAGGGGCAATTAAGCCCCTCTTTTTTTATCTAGTGTCACCACTTCCACCAATTGTACCTGCATTTTTTCTAGCCATGAGTTTCTTTTCATTCTGTGCAGCTATCATACCCAAGGTAAGGTTAAGGTCAGTAGCTAGTGCAGCACAGTACCAGAGTACATCACCTATCTCACTGGCTATGTCCTCTCTCCATGTCTCAGGTCTGTTCTCTGGTCCATCACGTATAAGTTTCTTGACCTTGTTAGCTACCTCTCCTGCCTCACCAGCTAACCCTAACGCAGGGTATAGTATCTTATGCTGGTCAGGATAGATTGCAGTACGTGACGCACTGCGTTGGTATGAGTTAAAGTCAGACATGCTGTACTTCTCCTTTAGAAACTGGTCTGCTTCTGCCTGTAGTTCGTTCATGGTCTTTCACCTTTTTAAGTTGGTTGAAGTAGGCTTTGTTAAACCCACGCTCCCACTCACGGTGCTGCATCGTGTCACCGTTGAATGGGCTTGACAGGGTTTGTCCGTTCTTGAATGCGGAATAACCCATTTGATATTGCACTCTTAGTGGTGCATCGTATTTACCTAAGCCACGTGAGGCTCTGCTTTTAGTATTGTTCTTCATAAGTATTCTCCTTATGCTAGTTTAAGTTTATGTTCTGCGTGTTCTTGTAGAAAAGATAAAGGTAGTATTGTCATTAAATCACCTCTGGTAGGACGAGTATGTAATCCAAACTCACCTCTGTAATAATCTTTACATTTTTCATTGATCTTGTCAATTACTCTTTCTGGTTTAACTAAGAAAAAGTATCCATCATTTTTAATAGCAATATATCTGTCAATACCATTAGGTACGCCCCAACCTTTTTCTGACTTATTATTGTGTGGTCTTTTAACGGTTTTTAATTCCCACCAAATAGTATTATCCACAGGGCCATTACGATACTTACGTTTAGCTGCTTTGACATCTACTCTACCAAACTCTTTATCTAGTACATCCCAATGTTCGTTAACGTTTTCGTTCCAGTTAGCTTCACGTATAACGTTATTACCTCGTAGTGCAATAAACTCTTGCTCTGCTTCTGTTCCTTCTCTGTAAGATTTTGTTTTCTGCATAAGAATACTCCGATTCTGTTTAGGTTTCTAGTGATTTCTTTATCTTGTCAATCAGAATGTCATTCGTAACATTAAGACTAGCAAGCTGGTACTTTAATTGTGTAATTAACTTACTACAATACGATAACTCACCAAGGAGTTTGTTTTGTTCCTCAGTAAAGTTATCTGTATCGTATTCTGTTTCACCTATGGTGACGGTAGCCATGTTTATATCTCCTTATACTAAGTCTACTACTTCACATACGTCACCAGAGCAAGCCATAGTTTGCATTGCAACAGTGTTATCGTCTTTCTCGTACTCAGACAGCCCAGCCCAATCTATTCGATCAGGCATAACTGACAATAGCATATTATAATCAGACTTGCCAACCTCTTGATAAGGTGCTTGCTGATAAGTATGATCTGAGTGTGGCAAGAATGACACACCTGACATCTCGTCAAAGTGTTCGTATACAAATGCACCTACGGACATCCACTCATCATCTCGTACAGTGCAGGTTATGCTTGGCTTGTGTTCACACCATGATCTTTGGTACACTAGCCATGTCTCAAGCTGCTGTACTGCTGACAGATCATTACGTGTCACTGATTTATGTGGTGACTTGATAGGAAAGCTAAACACTGTGGTAGCATCAGGCTTCATTACATCAGGCTCATTGGGTACACCTTGGTCTGCCATGAACTTAGTCAATGGGTCTTTGTTGTCACCTCTGACGGTTCTAATATAGTACTCTGAATGTCGTGCATGGATTCCAGAGGCCGAATCAACAAGTTGGGAGACAGTGCCTGACGGTTTGACACAAGTGATTGCAGTCGAGGCTGGAATACCCAAACGACCAGCCCACAAATGATTAGTAGTAACAGAAAGTTCACGTAATGTTTCAAGAGTTTTTTCCAATCCTTTGTTAGATGTAGTCATCAATGGGTTATCCATTATCCCTGTGAGTGACACACCAAGCAAACGTTCTTCTTCTGTATTACGCTGCCACACCTTTCGCAAGTATGGAAACTTTGTGTATGCGCTTTGGATCGTGCCAAGTATCGTCGCACATTTAACTTTTCTCTCCAAGTCTTCAATCGTGTCCGTAGCTCGTACCACAACTTCCGTAAGATTGCAGAACTGATACGGACGCAATATGATTTCGCTGCATGGGTTAGTTCCGAACTCGTAGTTAGGATCACGCCTACCGTACTTAGCAGCTTGGTTCTGACTAGCTTTCCTATTGAATACACCTCGTTCTCCTGACTTGCTTTCAACTAACGCCAGCCACTCACGCATAAATGTTTCTGAATCTGGCTTCTCTGTATAACATACACTGTTGTTTGCTAATGCTCTGTGTGATGCAGTATCCCACCACTGTCCTGACTTAGCGTGACGCATACGATCATCAGATAAGTTAGACAAGCTAATCATAGCTGACCTACGTACACCACCCACTACAACTACCTCACCAATCTTACACATAAGATCGTGACACTCAATACTATTTAGCTTACGTCCTTGTGCATTCTTGAAGGTAGTAATAGCAAAGCTAAACAGATCGACTAGAGGTGCAGGGCCACTGGCTCTACCACCAAAGGTCTTTAGTCTTGCACCTGCAGGACGTATGCGAGATACATCCCACTGAGGTATCTCCCCAGCCCACAAGAGAGCAAGCACTTGTCTGAACGCCTTAGCCCAACCCTCTTTACTGTCTTTGACAACAACATTAGTCTCACTGTAGAACAACTCAGGAACTTCAGGGAGCTTACTAATGAACTGCCTCTCCACACTGAAGCCAACACCAGTACCACACAACAGGATGAACATAGCCTCATCGAAGGACTTAGGGTCATCTACGGGTAGGTAGCTGCAGTTGTAGCCAGCAGTGTTGTCACGTTCTAGTGCAGGGCCAGCAGTCATCATGGCTCTCATGCTAGGCATAACCTCTAGGTTAAGTATAGCAAACATAATATCATCCTTAGTGGTAACATCAACCTTATCACCAACTACATTCTCCATATATCGGTCTACTGTTTCTGACCATGACTCTCTACGTTTCTCTGTGTCCAACCACCTAGCATAACGTGACTTGTGTATAAATCCTTGGTAGTCTGTTGGTAAATAATTATTATCCATATGTTTACTCCGTTATTGTTTTAATTTTTTTAACTGTTACACCATCTATATCATAGACATACTCTTGTATTGCATCTTGCAATTCGTCCTCTACCCTGCCATCTGCAGGTACAGGGTATTCTTCCTCATCTACATTAAGCGTTAAGAACATCTTGACTATCACTGTCTTCTTCCTCTATTAACTGGTTAAGATACCACTGAGCTTTCATCAAGTCTTCTATACCATTCTTGTAACGATAACGCCATAGGTATTTCATTATGTTACCCTGTAGGTAATAACAGAAACCATCCTGTCCTGTAGCTGCACGTATAGCATCAATGCATTCTATGCCAGCAAAGTTATAATGATCAGGAGAGTTTACATTGTCAGACAGTGTAGTGTCTCCAATATTAATTGACTCTCCGTTTAATGTTATTGTACTGTCCATCATATGTTCTCCTTACTTAAAGTTTACATTTATTACGTTACCATCAATGCTCTCAAGTCTACGCTTGGGAGCTTCTTCTTTATCTTCTAACACACCTTTGGCATGTTTGTAAAGAGCCTCTCTAACATTATCGTCTTGTTCCATAGCAGGTATAGCAGCTAGTAACATATGTGTTAGTTGCATAAGATTAACATAGTCTTCATCACTAAGTGTGTTCTCATCTGTAGTACAACTACCTACTTGTAGTTCCCCTGTCCATGCACCGTTCTTGTCTACAAAAGGACTGATACGTATTATGTAATCATTAGGGCTAAAGTCTAAAAATATTTTATCATCTGACATACTACTTCCTCTTCACTTTTTTTAAGGGGAACGGCACTAAATCAGGGTGCATGTCCTTACCTTTCTCATACAACCAATCTTCAGGTATAATCCTGTCATGGTACATAAACTTGTTTCTATCGCACCACTGACCGTAGGATGTCTTTGCACCCTTACTCAGCTTACGCCTACTACTTTCAAATACAAACCTAATGTCTAGCTTTGGGTGCTGTAGTTTTATAAACGCATGTTTACGTCTGTCATCTGCTGTAAACCTGCCTTTAGTCTCAACTATAATACCATTAGGTAGTACAAAGTCAGGAGTATAGATGCGATACATGAGGTCTTCCCATTCTATCTTGAGTTCCTCATACTTCACCTTGATACCATGCTCAACTAGGAAGTCTTTGTTTTTTATCTCAAGACCACTTCTATACCCATGCCTTAATGCATTGGCAAACCGCCTACCATTCACTAGAACTTCCAGTTCCAACTTAACGGCATATGTGGCATACTAAAAGCAGAAGGTTGGTTGTAACCAAGAGCCTTTAGTTCCATCTTAACAGCATCGTCTGCTTGCTTCCTAGCTTCCATAGCTGCACGTAAGCCTTGATACTTAGCATCATGCAAAGTCTTCTTACGCTCAGACAGTTCTTTTTCCATAGCCTGTATATGCTCATGCATTTCTTTTATTTCATCATCTCCTAACATGTATTTCTCCTTCTTACATAACGTATTGAACAATAGGTTTGTTCTTAGCCTGTGATACTTTAGACGGTAGCTCTTCCAATGTAGGGAAGCACTCGTGTCGATAGTCACAGAACTTACAGTTACTATTTAACACTGTGTTTCCAGTTGCCTTACCCCTAAACATTTCGGGTGTTGGACTAAAGCATCTTTCAAACACATTATCGTTTACGGTAGCAACCGTATCATTTAACTTAGTAACTTCTGAATCAATGTCAAGACCATTAGCAGCAACATATTTAATGTTACCATTAGCCTTATTGACTACCCACCATCCACCAGCTTTCTTACCTGATGCCTTAGCGTAGCCAGCAAGCTGACCCACATAACCGAATGGATCACTAGCACTCAAAGTTTCATAGGACTCAAACTTATTTCTATATGACCAATCACTAGCAGACTTAACATCATCTACTGCGTCATTGATTACAAGATCGTATGATCCTTTTATATTTGTGCCTTGACACTCTAATTCAACATAGTTATCTTTGTCTTCATACTTAACACCTGCCTCTTTGAGTATACCTTTAAAGGCAGCTTCAACTATATCTCCTAGCAACATGTTCATTACAAATGTTGTTGGTTTGGGCAACGCTGTCTCTGGCTTGTTCTTCTCAAACCAAAGCTGACAAGTCGGCCTACCTATGTTAGACATACGTAGACGAAACTTATCACGCTTGTTGCCCCCACCAAACTGACGTTTAATTGCATCCATTACATCTGCACCGATCTGTTTGATCGTTTCATCTGACATAGTTGACTTGCCAGATGTAGCATTTTCAAGATACTGATTAATCGTCAGTTCAGCAGGATGGTTCATTAGACAAAATCCTCTGCAGATATATCTACAAACTCTTCTACTGTCTCCATGTTTACCTCTTCATTCTTGTGCATGTTTTCATCCCATGCATTAAGGATGTAGGTATTGTAGTTCTCAATCCATGATAGGAAGTTAGCAAAGTTTTCCTGTGCATCATTGTCCATGTCTAATGTATTGTTAAGATCAAGACTAGCAGTAGGAATATAGAAACTGCTACCGTTAGGTAGTGGTACTTCTTTGGACTCAAGCTCAATGTAGTGTTGTGGTGGTAGCCTACGCATCTTGTTGTACTTGGAGAACATGTCACCCATGATCTTGAATGCATCACGATTGTCAATCTCCCATATAAATGCGGTAGTGTCCACGTCCACAGGACTACCGCCTTCATCTGTAGGATTGACCATCTCTACAGTACCAAACAAAGCACGTACTCGTTTGATAGACTTGATTAGGTCTTTCATTGAGTCAGGCAATGCAGCCCAATCTTTGATGTACCCTGCAGGTTTACCACAGTTGAACCCACCGTTGTTGTCCTTCATGTCACTGTTAAGATCATTAGCCATGACAGTTTTGACAAACCTGTTAGGTGTATTGTCGTTACCCTTGATGAACTTCTTGTACATGAACCGTTGTAAGAACGGACGCACAGATACCTTATCTGCATAGTAGGTAGGACCATCAGGTATCTCTAGCTTGTAGCTACCACCAGCCACAACCTCTACGTTCTTCATCTTACCAGCAATCTCTTGCTGACCCATAAGTGGGGTGTGTTGGATACGCAGTCGTGCTAGTGTACTAGCCTTGCTGCTTTCCTTGGGTTGATCCGCACCCATGCCCATTGCTACAGCCATAGTTGCGAAGTTGTTAGTGTCGATTGTTGTTACGTTACTCATATGTAAGTCTCCTTTTAATTTAAACAGACGATAGTTATATCATGCTACGTCTTTTGTGTCAAGCCAATTCGGGCCTATCTTTGCTTCTAATAACAGTGGTATATTAAAATCAATATTCCATCGTTTGTTGATGATCTCAATCAGCTTACAGTTAGCTGCTGAGATTACTTGTAATACCTTTTCCTTCTCTTGTGGATGCACGTCTATTACAATTGAATCATGCACCGTGTTGACTACGCAACTGCGTAGTTTGTTTGCTGTTAGTAACTTGTCTATGTATATCAGAGATATAGGTACTATGTCAGCAGTTGCGAACGATTGTACAGGATAATTTTTTATCTGTGTGAAATATGTCACACCTCCATACCTGCGTCTGGTTACATCAGGGAATGAAAACTCACGCCCAGATGGTGTCGTGATCTTGCTAGTGTTGAGTGCCTCTTTAGCTAAAGACTCATGCCACTTGGCAATACCATGATACTTTTTGGTAAACTGTTTGTAGTATGCAGCCTCTGCCTGTGATCTGCCAAAGCCACTGGCTCCATACAAGGGAGCAAATGTGTGTGCCTTAGCGTCCTGTCTGGACATAGGTTGACCTGCATCAGAGATAACCTTGGCAGTGTAACTATGTACATCAAAGCCTGTAGTTACCTCATCAATAGCTGTTATGTCCTGCGATAGGAATGCTGCAACTCTGAACTCAAGCTGGGCAAAGTCAGCTTCCATAACTGATCCACCTTCCCAGCGTGATATGAATACCCTCTTGACAGGGAACGTACCGCCACGAGGCATGTTCTGCATGTTAGGATCAGCACCTGACAACCTGCCTGTACCAGTGCGGTGTTGCAGTAAC